GATAAGGCGCGCTGGGACAAGCTCTTCTTCATGAAGACTTACCTACCCCACTACTTCTATGGGGAGTTCGGGGACTTCCACGAGGAATGGTCCGACCTGGGCGATATGCGCGATGAGTGCGTCTTAGTGGCCGCTCCGCGCGAGCACGCCAAGTCGACCTTCTTTACCTTCGGCGATCCGCTGCATGACATCTGCTATGCGCTGAGACGCTTCATCCTGGTGGTTTCCGACACCAACGACCAGGCGACTGGCTTCACGTTGCCGATCCGCCTCGAGCTCGAAGACAACCCGAGGATCAAGCATGACTTCGGAAGCTTCCTCGGTCCCATCTGGCAGAAGGGTGATTTCACGACCTCCAACGGCGTGCGCGTGCTGGCCCGGGGGCGCGGTGAGAAGCTGCGAGGCCTCAAGAATCGCCAGTACCGGCCGGACAAGGCCATCGTGGATGACTTCGAGAACGACAAGAACGTCCAGAACCCCCGGCTGGTGAAAGACGGCAAAGACTGGCTGCTGAAGGCCGTGATCGGGTCGCTCGGGGCGGGCTACGTCTTTCTCATGATCGGGAACTTGTTCCATCCGAAGTCCGTCCTGGCTCAGTTCATGGCGGACAAGGACGAAGACGGCCAGCCGCTTTATGTCTCCAGGGTTTATGCGGCAATTCTGGATCCGGGGAAGCCCGACGAGCGCCCCTTGTGGCCTGAGGCGTGGCCAATCGAGCGACTGCACGCCAAACGCAAGAAGATGGGGTCGGTGGCCTTCAACGCCGAAATGATGAACCTCACCGGCGCCGAGGACAGCCCCTTCCGCGAGACCTGGTTCCGATTCTACAGCAGGATCGAGATCATCCAGCCGGCGATGCTGGTGGCCACCTTCGTGGACCCGAGTGCGGCCAAGGGCGAGGCGAACGATTTCAAAGCCATCATCACGGTGGGCCTCGAGCGCGACATCATGCTCTTCCGCTGTCTCCATGCCTGGATCCGGCACGCCAGCCCCGGCGAGATGTTCCGGGCGGCCTACCAGCAGTTCGACACCTACGGCGGCGCCATCGGCATCGAAGAGAACATGCTGAAGGACTTCCTGCATGAGGCCATCTGGAACTATGCGCGGGACGTCGGCAGATACCTCCCCTGGCGGGCGGTGAACCATTCGACGAACAAGGAAGCCCGGATCATCGGCACGCTTTCCTACCTGGTGGAACACGGCAAGCTGCTCTTCGAAAAGGGCCAGAGCGACCAGGATGTCCTGATTGAGCAGCTCATCTATATCCTCAATGACAACGTCCATGACGACGGCCCGGACGGCCTCGAAGGGGCGGTCAGCATGCTGCAGAGCGGCGGGCCGGCGGCCTATGGGACGGTTGATCCGGAGGATGGGCAGAGGCTTGCGACCAGGCTGGCCGGTGGCAGGCGCGAGGGCGATGAGGTCAATAGCGAGGGGAGGCAGAGGTTTTTCGGTGGGGCGGTGGGCCGGATGATGCGGTCTTTGGTGACAGCGGGAAGGGCGATAAATGGGGATTAGGTCAAGGGTGGCGAGGCTTTTGGCGCCGGAGTTGGTGGACCGGAGCATGGTGGAGCAGCTGGTAGCCGGTGAAGTGAAACGGGCCAGGATGGCTCTGCCATTCTATGCGGACTATGACCCGATGGGTGAAGGGTTTCGCCGGTTCAGCCTCGGCGGGAGTCAGGTGCGGATGGACATCGCGCCGGCCGGCCACGACATGATGATCGAAATTGCCTACTTCCTCTATGCCACCTCGGGCATGGCCAAGAAGTTCATCGGCGATACCAAGAATTTCGTGCTGGGGCGCGGAGCTACCTTCGAAGTCAAGAACGATCGGCCGGACAAGGCGGTGACTCAGCTGCTGCAGGACTTTTGGAAGGATTCCATCAACCGGTTGGACATGCTGCTCGGGCCGCGGGTCGAGTTCCTGGGGCTGTTGGGCGAGCAGTGTTGGCCGGTTTCCGTAAATCCATATAACGGCTTTGTGCAGCTTTCGTACGTGGATCCGGCCAATATCGATGACGTGATTCCTCTGCCCGGGTTTGTCGAAATTGCGAACATCGTGCAGGTGCGGACCATCGAGCGCGGCGGGCAGCCGCTGCGTGTGATCCGCCAGGAGCGCGACCCGAGGAAGCCGGAATACGGAAAGCTGGTCGGAGATTGTTTTTATTGGGCGATCAACAAGCCGCCCAATTCGCCCCGGGGATGGAGCGATCTGCTGCAGTCGGCGGACTTCATTTCAAGTCTCGAGGAGTCGCTTTTCAGCGAGCTGGACCGGCTGAACCTCATGAAGGCTTTCATTTGGGATGTTTCACTCGAAGGCGCGGATGACAAGGAAATTCAGGAGTTCAAGGAAAGGAACCCGCCGCCGAAGCCGGGGACCCTGCGGATACACAACGAAAAGGTGACCTGGAAGGCCGAAGCGCCGGATTTGAAGCATCAGGACTCGAAGTACTTCTTCGACATGATGCGCTCCTATGTTTCAGGGGTTCAGGGGCGCCCGGATTCCTGGTTCGGGAGCGGCGGCAAAGCCTATCAGACGGAAGCCGATTTGATGGGCGAGCCGACTTATCGAGACCTTGAAGACCGCCAGGATGTGGTCAGGACCATGCTGGAAGAGGTGCTGCGGTTTGCAGCCGATCAGGCGATGCTGCATCGGTCGATTCCGGAGCCCGAGGGCGGCGGGGCTTACGATATCTGCGTGAATATGCCGTCGATGCGCAAACGCGACCTCAAGACGGCGACCGACAGTTTGAAGTCGGTGACCGAATCGCTGGTTGCGGCCGAGACTCAAGGGTGGGCTCGGAAAGAGACGTGCCAGCGGATCTGGGCTTCGGTTGCGAGCGAGACCGGGGTCGAGGTGGATGCGGAAGAAGAGATCGAAGAGGCCAAGAAGCGGGACGCCGAGCCGATGACGGACGATTACCGGAAAGTGGGGTCGCCGGGGTTGGAAGAAAAGATGCCGTCCACGAAGTCACACGAAGAGACACGAAGGAGCTCCAAGGATGGCGGCGCAACCGAGTGATGCGGCTTTTTGCAGGAAGAATGAGCGGATTTAATGACCGAAGCTGAGGCCCGGTACATGAAGAAGCTGGAAAGCCTGCTGGATGGCGTGGGGAAGCTTGAGGAGAAGGAAGTGGCGAGGAGCCTCGGGCTTTTGAAGGAACTCCGGAAGGAAGTGGCCTTGCAGATCGTGGATAGTGAATGGAAGACCCATTACGTCCCTCAGCTCAAGGATGCGGTCGAGAAAGCGGCGTCGAGGTTCCAGCGGCAATATCAGGCCCGGGTTAGCGATGCGGAGGTCAATCTATGGAAAGCCGGCATTGACCAGGTGGACTGGCCTTTGAGCTACGTCGGCATTCAGGCGGGGGCTACCGAGATTTCCAGGACGGCTTTGGAGATTGTGCAGGGCTATTCGGCGGACCTGATCACGAACTTGAGCCGCGATGCGGCGGCCAAGATCAATGCGGAAATTTCGATGGGCATTCTGGGCGGTAAGACGCCCTGGGAGGTCATGCAGGCGATTGGACGGAACCTCGATGACCCGAGCGTTTTCAAGACGATTGCGGTTCGGGCGGAAACCATCACCCGGACGGAGCTCGCCAGGGTAAACAGCCTGGCGCGGGAAGCCCGCATCCGGGGGGTAGTCGAGGCGAATCCAAAGATGGTCTGGCTGAAGAAGTGGATCAGCTCGAAGAAGGCTCATTCCAGGCCGCACCATGCGCTTTTGAACGGCACCACGGTGGGCGTCGAGCGGAATTTTCCGGGCGGTATTCCTTATCCGCATGCGCCCGGGCTGCCGGCGAAAGAGGTGATCAACTGCGGGTGCAGCCATGTGCTGACGCTGGCCGATTGGGAGCAGGCGGAAGGCGAGCTGCACGGGAAGACGCCGTATCAGCCGCGGGCGATTTGGGACTAGTGAAAAGTGAAGAGTGAAAGGAGAAGGCATGGCGAAGGCAAAGGATGAAGAGACCAAGACGGTGGGAATGGAGCCGGTAGAAATGCCCGAGGCTGTTCCGTTTCAGGTATCGGAGCCTGAGAGTGATTTGCCGGAGCCGGTCTTTGTGGCGGCTAAGTTTTACGGGATCGATCGGCAGTTTATCCTGGCCTGGAAGGTCTATCCGGAGCGCGAAGAGGTAGTGCTGCTGACGCACGGCGGCAAGAAAGTGACATGGAAGCCCGGCGTGAAAGTCGAACCGCTCACGATGATTGAGGTCACAGGGGCTGCACCGCCGAAGAAGTCAGTACTCTTGAAGTAATCGGGTCGTCACTCCGTGTGACTTCGTGGACCGGGTTTGAGGTGAAGGGATGCTAAACCAAAAAGCTTACAAACGGGCACTGGAATTGATCCGGAGTGGGAAGGTGGATCACGCTTCCGGGTGGTCGTTCGGGGCTGCCGATGGTGACAAGATCCTGGGGCCGGAGAAGGACTGGGGCGAGTTTTCTAATTGGTTTCTGATGGTGGTTCCGGGGGCGAATCCGGAGACGAAAGAGGCCTTCAAATATCCCTTCGGGAAGGATGGAAAGGTCTACCGGTCAGGGCTGGTGGCGATTCGGCAGCGGGCGGCTCAGCAGAACGAGACGGAGATTTTCGAGGCGGCGGGACGGCTGCTCGAGGAAGTGGACAAGGGGATCGATCTGGCTGCCAGGGAGGCGATGGCGACCGGAACAGGCAGAGTCTCAAATGAGACGGACAGCGTGTTCCGCGCCGATATCGAAATCAAGGAAACGGGCCAGGCGGAAGGGACGGGGATGGTTTGGGAAGCGGTTTTGATCGCGCCCGGGCTGTCTCGCTCCACCCCTCCATTCTACTGGACGGAAGAGGTGTTGCAGCAGGCGGCGCCTGTCTTTCATGGCGTAGACATCAACGCCTATGAGGTTTCTCCCGGGTACTACGGCCATATGCGGGAACCCGGGGCGGGCAAGATCGAGGACCTTAAGCGCTACCTGACCAGCAAGAAAGCCGGCTGGGCCGAGAATCCGGAATACCGGGCCGGAATGGGGATTGTGGCGCGCGTGCATTTTCTACCGAATCACGCATGGATTCCAGAGTCACTGCAGGCCGGGCAGAGCTCCGGGGCGGATGTGCATGGCCTTTCAATAGATGTGCGGTACAGGGGTTTTCCGGTTCTGGCGGGAGAATCCACGATCATAGTTCCGACAGAGATCTTGTCGGCGAGTTCGGTGGACGTAGTGACCAGGCCGGCGGCGGGGGGAAGGTTCCTGCGGTCGGTCGCGGCAGAGGCAAACGAGGAGACACAAATGGATAGAGCAAAGCTTATGGCAATCATCAGGCAGAATCGCCCGGAACTTTTGACCGGGAAGGATGACGCCGCCATCGCCGCGATGACGGAAGAAGACATCCTGGCGCTGGTTCAGCAGAGCGTTCAGAAGCCGGAGGAAGGCGACCCCGGGAAAGGTGCCGGCAAGCAGGAGAAGAAGCCCGATACGAGCAACGGCGCCGGCGATTCCAGCGGACAGCGGGCGGCTCAGAGCGAGGGGCTCACTCCCGAGCAGGTTCAGGAGCAGATCAAGAAGGCTCTCGAGGATGAGCGGGTGGCAATGGCGTCCGAGCGGCTCCTGGAGGATGCGCTGGACAAGAGCGGCCTTCCGGCCGGAGCGGTTAAAAGAGTCAAGAGGCTCTTCGAGAGCAAGCGGGCAACTCAGGCGGAAATCGATGCCGCGATCAAGGAAGAGCGCGACTACCTGGCGGCGATGGCTCAGGCGAGCGGGATTCCGGCGCCCTGGGGCGATCAGTCGCGGACGTCGGTCGGGCTGGGGCCGGTGGATAAGATCCAGTTCGCCATCGATCGGGCGTTCGGGCTGACCAAACAGGATATGACCGATTTTGCACGGATGGAGCGGCTTGACGGACGGCCGATCTTCAACGACTACCGGGCGGCTCAGGCGGCCGATTTCGATGACGTGCCGAGACTCACCGGGTTGCGCGAATTCTACATTCTGGTCTCAGGAGATAACGAGATCAGCGGCCAATTCAACCGCAGGAACCTGCCGGCAGATCTGCGGGCGGCTCAGGAAGTGACCAGCAGCACCTTCTCTTACATCCTCGGGAACACTCTCAATCGCAGGCTGGTCAAGGACTACAACGAGCTGAACGGCCACGAGGAGCTGCTCATCTCCGAGCGCAAAGCGGTCAAGGACTTCCGGCTCCAGGAAGCAATCGCGCTGGGCTATCCGGATGATTTGCCGCTGATCGATCCCGAGACGGACGATTATGTCGAGGGGGCGGAAGTCACGGACGAAGAGGCCACCTACAGTGTGAAGACGCGCGGCAGACTTCTGACCATTACCAGGAAGGTGATCATCAACGACGATATGGGGCTGGTGCGGCGCCGGGTGAGCCGCGAGGGACGGGCGGCGAGAGGCACTCATGCACGGTACGTGTGGGCGTTTGCCATCAGCAACAAAACCTGCACCGACGGCACGGCCTGGTTCACTTCCGGTCACGGCAACCTTGGCGCCGTAGCGCTGAGCCATGTGACGGCGCTGGTGGGGTACAAGGCGCTGGCCAATATGACCGAGAAGGATTCCGGGAACCCTCTGGGGCTGCTCGACGGCGGTGCGAAGCCGGCCCTGGTGTATCCGGTGGCCCTCATGGAGACGGGCGAAAAGATCGCCAACGAGGATTTCTATTACACCACGAACGACCTCACGACCAAGGTCCCCAACCCGCTCAAGGGCAAGGTGACGCCGATCATGCTGAGCCTGCTCGCCGATGCCGGCGACTGGTACATGATCCTGCCGCCGGCGCTGGTAGACATTGTGGAGATGGGCTACCTCAACGGGCGCCAGGAACCGGAAATGTTCGTAGCGGACGCTCCGGATGCCGAGCATGTGCTCCGGCGGGATCGGATCATCTACAAGGTCCGCCATGAGTACGACGGCACGGTGGTGGATTGGAGGTCCGGGTATAAGGGAGCGGTGACGTAGGAACGGTGAAGCGGTGAAGGGGTGAAGGGGTGAAACGGTGAAACGGTGAAACGGTAGGGGCGGACGGCTGTCCGCCCGTACAAGAATCGAGGAGTGAACGATGATCGGATGGTTTGGAAGAGGCAAGAAGGGAAGCATGCTGCTGAGCGTGGTGGTGTTGCTTCTGGTGATGGGGTTGGTGGCCGGCGAGGCTTTGGCGACGGCTTATTTGAAGAATTCTTACGCCAGGTTTTCGGCTACGGCGGGCGAGACGCTGGCGATCGGTGATGTGGTGTGCCTGAAGGATTCGGACGTATACGCCTACAAGGCCGATTCGGATAATGCGACGGCACTGCGCCCGGCGGTCGGGATCGTGACCAAGGGAGGCGCCGGCGGGACCTCGGTGGGTATCACGACCTATGGCATCTTCGGGGGCTACTCTTCGCTGGCGGAAGGCGCCCCGGCGTACCTCTCCGCGACGGCGGGAGCGGTCACTCAGACGGCTCCGAGCGGCTATCTCCAGCAGATCGGGATTGCCATATCGACCACGTCCTATCTCTTTGATTTCCAGGCGGGCAAGAACGAGTGCGTGGCGACTCATGACTTCGACAACGGCACCACCGCGTGGACGATGACGGGCGCCGAGGCGGCGTGCCAATACGTTTATGCGAGCAACGCCGGCGGTTCGGTCGATGCGGTGCTGCCGGCGGCTTATCCGGGGCGCGTCTGGTTCATCAACAATCAATCGGGGCAGGTGCTCACGTTCAAGGTGACCGGCGGCTCCGGGGGCACGATCGCCAGCACCAAGACGGGCATTTATGCAGGCAATGCCACCGATGCGGTGGAGATTTACGAAAAACCTTAAGAGATGGTGAGGGGGTAGGGGCGAACGGCTGTTCGCCCCTACGAACACCTCACGCCTAACGCCTCACCCCGGGAGTTTTGATGGCGAATTTGCAGGATTACTACAGGGCGCTGGAAGAGCTGGTTCCGGGGAGTCATCCGATCGGGCAGGTCGAGCAGCTCAACGCCATCAACAGTGCGCTGGCGCTGCATGCGAAGCATCGGCCGCGACAGATCGTTGAGGATGTGGCCGGAACCGGCGGTTTCGACTATGCCCTGAGCGGTTTTGCATCCTGGGCGGACGGGTTCAGCCGGATCGTTCAGGTGGAATATCCCGTGGATGACACTTCGCCGGATGCGAGTGTGCTCGAAGAAGAGGACTGGACCATCTACAAGAAGCCGGCGGGTGATGTGCTGCGGTTCCTCGATGCAACTCCCGAGACGGATGAGACCATTCGCGTAACTTACACGGCGCGGCACATGTTTGACGATGACGACGTGTGCAGCGTGGCTGAAGCCGATGACAGCGCGGTGCAGAAGCTGGCGGCCGCTCTATATTGCCGGATTCTGGCGGCGGCCTATGCTCAGGATGATGACAGCACGATTCAGGCGGATAGCGTCGACCACAGCTCGAAGCGCCGCGAGTATGAGGCTCAGGCCGGGAAGTACCGTTCGGAATACGACGAGCACATGGGGCTGGGGAAGACCAAGGAAGGAAGCCTCAAGGCGGCTTGCGCCACGCAAGATTGGGATATGCAATCCCCCAGCGGGTGGGACTGGGTGACTCATCCGAATCGACGGAGATAACCATGCCAGACTTTGGGTTTACGGTTGATTTGCGGGTACTCGAAGGACTGGCCGGACTGCATCCGGGCATTGTCGAAGAGGAAGTGCGGGCGGTGCTGGAGATTGTTGCGGCCCGGGTCGATAAGGTTGTGGTCGAGAAGACGCCTCGGGGTGTCGGCGGTGATGCGGGCCTCGCCGGGTCCATCTTCGGAGAGGTCGTATCCTACGGCCAGGGACTGCAGGCGATTGTCGGCACGCCCATCGAGTATGGCGAAGTCATCGAGTTGGGCCGGCGTCCGGATAAGAAGCGGCCCCCGGTGGAGCCGATTGCCCTCTGGGCGATCCGAAAGCTTGGCGTATCGGCCGAGGAAGCAAAGGGCATCGGATTTGTGATTGCCAGGAAGATCGGCAAGGAAGGTTTCGAAGGGGCGCACATGTTCGAGAAGACCATGAAGGAGCTGGACGACTGGATCATGGGGAAACTCAATTCGATCCCCGAGCGGGTGAATGAAAGGATAACACATGGC